AGAGAATAGATCATATTCGAATAACTGTATATTATTATGAACCTTCTTACGGTTATATAATATATTAATTTCCATTCATTTAATATAAACCGAACATAAATTAGGATATAATCAAAGATTTTAAATTAAAAGGAGACTCAAATAAAATGTGTTTTAAAACTTCATACTTCGTCTTAATTTTATGTTTTATTGTTACAATCATATCACCAGTATTTGCTGTACAATCAGGAAAACTAGATGAATTATCATTTTGGTCAGATCATACTTTATTAGTTCAAGTAGTATTAATTGGAGTATTAGGAATTATGACATGGGCTTTACGTAAGATAATTAATGGATGGGAAGAATATCAAAAGGAATCAACAATATCTCTAAAAGAATTAAATGAGAAAATACATTCAATAAATGAAAGAGTTTGTATAATAGAAACAAAGATTTATGATAATATAGATTATAATGGACCAGAAAGAAGAAATCAACCTTCACCACTATAAAAGGATTTAAATGAAAAATATTAATCTATCATGGAAATCTTTAATTTCTGAAAATAGGAAAGATATAAGTCAAGGAAGATTCTGGCTTAATATTTTATTATTACTATCAATTTATATTTGGATATTTAAAGATGATATTCCAGTTGGTTTAGGTAGCTTAATAGGAACTCTACTATTATATAATTATGGAAAAAAATTAAAGATTACTAAAAATCAAATTGAACCATCTATAGGAGATAATAATGATTCCAGGATTTCTTCTTAATAATTGGAAAGTTCTATCAGTTGGTATATTAGTAGTAATATTAATAGGTTTAATTGGATTTGTTAAAATACAAACAGGAAAGATAAAGAATTTAGAATTAAAACTAGAATATTCTGAAAATAGTGTTATTAATCTAAATAAAAATATAGAAATTCTTAAAACTCAATTATTAAATTCAAATGATGAATTTATAGCTAGAATTAAATTACGTGATGCACTTATTAAAAAATTGAAAGAAATTGATAATATTGGAAAGGATGAAATAATCTATGAGAATTCTGAAAACGATCCTATTCTTAATCTTCTTCATAATATTTATCCAAGGATGTCAAAAGAAACTAACGATTAATGATTATGAACAGATAGATTGTCAAAAGATAATTAAACCTGAAGTTCCATCATACTATACAGTTAATTGGATAAAAATAGAAAATCATTATTGTATAGATATAGAGAATGTAAAAAACTTACTTAAAGATAGAGAGTTAGATATTGAATATCAAAGACAAGTTAATGAAATTAAACAACCTTAAATTATTTCTTAACTATATTCTGATTTAGAACCCATTTTCTTAATTCAGAACTATTTTCTATTGATTTATTATTAATTATTAATAATTCTTTATCTATTGAATATCTTTTTAATAGTTCTTCTAATTCCTTCATATTAAATTCTGGAATATCTTCTATTTTTGAATTTATTAATCTACCCTTACTCCACCTTTTTCCTATTCTAGATTCACTCATCTTTTTTCTTGTAAGTTCAGATACTATTCTTCCTTTATTTGAATCACTAAGTTTCTTTCTATGTTCTTCACTAAATTTATATACTTTATTCAATTCACTATTCATTGTTTCTTTAGTTATCCTTTAAAAATATTAGATTTTCTTACCCATATCCATAATTCAGATATTTCATCTTTCTTATCTTTTACTATAATAGGATTTTCTAACTCTACTATTAGCTTATCTATAAATTCATCTTCAAAAAATATATTATTAAATTTCTTAGTAAGCCAAAATGGATTGTCGGGATTTGGATATCTCTTACATATTTCTTTAGCTTCTTTATTTGAATTAATTTTATAAGTTTTAGTCATTTCATTCCTTTCTATAAATTATTACAATTTATAACAATAACTATATATTTATTCATCTCTACTATATTCAGTTAGAAAATCATCATACTCTTTATATTCTTTAGTTTTCATATATTCATCATAACGTTTATTTAAAGTATTATCATAAAATTCTTCTATAGAATATAATTTATTTGACATTTAATTCTCCTTTATAGTTTATTTTATCTTGAAATTCTTTAACCTTTTCCTTTAAAAAATTCATTTTATTAACAACATCTTCTAAGATTTTTCTTATTTTTTCAATATCTTCTTCTAACTTCATATTTTGTAATTTAAGTTGTTTAATTTCTTCTAATAAATTAATTCTAATATCAGAATTGTCAAAAAACCATTTTATATGTTTAATATCTTCTTTTAATTTAATATTTTCTAATTTAAGTTGTTTAATTTCTTCTAATAAATTATTAGTATTCGTATCATTCGTATTCGTATCATTAACTTTCTTTTTAAAACATATTTTACAAACATATTCTAAACCATCTTTTCTATATTTATTTTTATAAAATTCCTTTTTATCTTTTTCTTGTTTACATCTATTACACTTTTTCATCTTAAATCTCCTTACTTAGTTAGTTTATACTTCTTATTTTCCATATTCATTAATAATGAATCAAATACTCTTCTCATAAAATCAAATTGCATTAATTTATTTTCTAATTCTTTAACAATAGGATAGTTTTCAAATAATAATTTATTGAATTTAAGTCCTGAAGATACTTGAAATTTATCCATACAATCTATTTTACATAATAAGATAGATTTATTAAATTCTTCAATTCTATATTTTATTTTAGCTCTTTCTACTGAACCTTCATAAAATAAACTATTTAAATCATCAGTATCAGTAAGATTAGTAATATTATTTTGTATTAAATTACATCTATTTATAAAATTTTTATAATCATCACTATCATACCATCTCATTTCTTTTAATATTTCATCTTTAGGAGTTACAACAGTTTTATTTAATTCATTTAAATCAAGATTCTTCAACATTTGTTGCTCATCAATTACTTGTTTTGTCATATTATCTCCTTATATTAGATATTAGAAAATCCTTCAATCATTTTACCACCTCTAATTTTAAATTATGTTTTACTTTCTTTTGAAAACATATTTTACAAACATATTCTAATCCATCTTTATATCTTTTATTTCTAAAGAATTCTTTTTCATCTTTTTCTTGATTACATCTATAGCAAATTTTCATACTTTTTCCTTACCATTCATCTACTTGTTCCATTTTAATAGAATTTAAACTGAAAGCTTTAGAATCTATATTTTTTAGTGTAGATTTTAAAAATTCTATTTTAGTATCTATAAATATTATTTCATTTATTATTTCTCCTGATTCAGGTTTAAATTCTATTAATGAAGAATCTACAAGAGAAGGAATTATGAATTTATTAATCTTTTTAAATTCAATTTGTATTTTTCTAATTTTACTATTTAGATAATTTAGTTTTATTTTAACTTTATATAAATCTTCTGATATCTCAAACCTAGATTGAATTATTTCTTCTTGACTTGAAAATTTTCTAATTCTATCATTTAATTCTTTCATTTTAGAACTAAATATTACTGCTCTTTCTTCTATTGTCATATATTGCCTCCTAATTTAATTTATATATTTGTTCCAGATAAAATAAAAGATTCTTATACATAAAATTATTAATTTTATTAATATTCACATAAATGGTATTCGTATCATTCGTATTCGTATCGTTAACCTCGTTAATTTTTACATATATTTGTTCTAGATAAAATAAAAATTATTTACAGATTCGATCTATTTTTAATAATTTTTCTAATAGATAGAAGTTATTTTAATAAATTCAAATAGTTATATAAAAAACAATACAAAATAAGATGATGATATTAAAATTTTATAGAACAAATTGTTGTATTTTATGGAAAAAAGCTATTAAATAAAACAATACAAAAACAAAATCACAACAATACAAAAACAATAAAAGTCAAATACATCCCTGTCGGGATTTCCCTTTAATAAAAAAAGACAAAGACAAAGACAAATACAAAAGCAATTTGAAGCTTTTGATTAAAATTCAAATAAGAAAAAATGAAGACTTCAAATAGATAAATATAAAAATTAATATTTTAGAAAAGCAAGGCTTGAATAGAGTCAACATCAAGAGCCCAAGGGGCAAAGATTAAATATTATAATTAGAAGACTTTGATTTAAATTCAAATAAGAAAGAAGTTGACTTCATAAAGATAAATATTAAATTCAAATAGAAGAATTGTTGCTTTTGATTTAAATTCAAATAGAAGAAAAGTATCTTTATAGTGTCTGATGGATGTTGGTAATTTCAATCTAAGAAAGATATACTTTGTTCCGCAGCCGGAGCACCCGATTTCTAATTTAAAGATACGTAGAACCATTAAAGGTACTAGGAGTCAATATTAATATATAAATGAGTAAGGGAGCGTTGTGGCGAGCAGTGGGACCTATCTATATGAGATTCCTAAATTGAATTTTGGATAAAAATAAGGATAGATCCTAATAAGAATCTATCCTGTAACTATATTTTTATAATGTAATTTCATCCAGTTTCTTCTGGAATTCTTCAATAGCTATATTCATATCTTTTTTAAGTTTATCAATTTTATAATTTAATAAATCTTCTGGCATATCAGTCATCTTATCTTTATGTTCTATTTCAACTTCTTTCTCTTTATCCATAGGATTGAATCTCAACTTTCTTTTTATATTTTAATCCTTTTCTTTCAATACTCATTCTTCTTTTAGTTTCATCAGATGCTTTCATTCCTTTTCTATATTGATTCCCTTTCTTTGCTTCACTAATTCTTCTTCTAGATTCTTTATCATGTGTATATCCAAGATGATATTGCTTTCCCTTATTATGAAAACTAATATGTTTCAACTTACACATTACTTCTAGATTCTCAGGTCTATTATCATTTTTAATTTCATTAATATGATGAACTACTTGACAAGGTAATATTAAATGTCCTAATTTATCTTCCATAACTAAATTCTGTTCACTAACATAATTATTCTTTGAAAATATATGGTCAGGTTTATAAATATAGATATATCCTTGATGACTAGTGTATCTTCCTCCTTTCCAACGTGGATTATTTTCACCTTTATGATCTTGGTGTCTTTTACATAAACAACCAGATAAACATTTTATTCTTCTTCTATCCATATAATTATCCTCCATTTAACAGTGTGTTACAAAAATTGCATAAATTATAAATATTATACACCATATAAAAAATATCTTATCTTCTTTATCAGTCATATTATTATCCTCCTATTTTTAATATGTTCTAGATAAATTATATGAAGAATTTAAATAACTTACTTTTAATGAATATAATTCTGATATGTAGATTTTATTTAGATTTTAGATTAGATCTAATATATTTAAATAGAATAGAAACTTTTCTTTTTAACAAGAACAAAAATATATAAAAATTAAGGAGGTTTCTTATATATTTGTGCATTTTAAATAGAACTGATTTTATTATAAAATGTGAACATATTAAAAATATTATTTTTGGAGGTAATCAATGGGTAGACATATTGGATATAAGCACTCTGAAGAAACTAAAGAAAAGATTGGAAAATCATTACTTGGAAAACCTTCATACAATAAAGGAATACCACATTCAGATGAACATAGATTAAATATTAAAAAAAGCTGGATTAAAAGACATAAAGATATGAAAGAATATGATGAAAAGTTAAAAAAGAAGTAGATTTAATTATTTGTGATAAATGTCTAGGAATAAAGAAATTAACATGGAGTAAAATATAGTAGGAATGAATAAAAATAGAATTTATTTTGATGTGATATTGGATGACTGGGTTAGATAGATAGATACTTAAAGGATTACTTTAGGTTGATAGTCGTAATATATTGAAATATATAAGGAGATAATAACTAAATGAAAGACTTCTATATTAAAGATGTAGATGAAACAGATTCATCATATATTAAAGAAATCTTAAAATTAAAGCCAACTATATTAAGAGTAAATAATAATGGAAATATAGTAAGATCAATATTAAGAAAATTAAATAGAGAAGATGTAAAAGTAATAGTAAATTCAAGGGAGGATTATAAATGAATTTTATTCCAAATGAAGGATTATTATTAGTATTAAAAGATAAAATTGAAGTAGAAGAAAAGATTGGTAGTTTATATATACCAGAATCAGCTAAAGAATCAACCAAAATAAGACAAGATATTTATACAATTAAAGCTATTAGTGATAATTCAAAATATAAAATAGATGATAAGATAGCAGTAGATAGAGTAACTGGTAGTAGTGTATCAATAGATAATATAGATTATTTAGTAATAAGAGAAGAAGATCTTCTAGGTAGGTTTCTATAATAGATAATTATTCATTTAGAACAAAAAACATATAGAAAAGATGAAAATAATTGGATCTTATAAAAAAAAAGGAATATAAAATAATGAACTCAAAAGATAAAAAAATAATATTAGAAGAATTTAATTTATTAACTACTGCATTTGAAAATGTAAATAGATTAATATCTGAATTCTTAATTAAACATGAAATAGATATATGTAATAATAATTTAAAAGAATTAAGAGAATCATTTATTATTTTAGTAGGTAGAGATCCTATAGATGAAAGTAATTTAGAACATTTAAAAGGATTATATAAAGTTTTATAAATAATAAAGAACATATAAATAGGAGAATATTAATTCAATATCAATAAACATAAAGTAATCCTTTAAGTATGATATTAGATAAAGAATAAATTAAATTAATGATTATAGATATATTAGATTAAAATAATAAAATAATCCTTAAAGTATATTAATTCAATTTATTATTAATTAGATTATTTTAACTAGAATATAATTAGATAGAAGGATAAATTAGATAGAAGGATAGTTTAACTAGAATATAATTAGATAGAAGGATAGATAGAATGATACTTAAAGGATTACTTTAGGTTGATAGTCGTAATATATTGAAATATATAAGGAGATCTTATCATGCCATTTAAAAAAGGAAATATAGGAAGACCAAAAGGATGTAGAGATAAAATAACAGAAGATATTTATAGACAGTATATAATTGTATGGAGATGTTTAAATAATGTAAAAGATGGTAACTTACAATACGGTAAGAAATATGCACATGATATTGGTTTAGGATGGGCTTATGATACATTCAAATCTAATCCTTTAGAAATAATAAGGATTTTAGGTAAACGAGTTCCAATTGCACAAGAAATTAAATTAGATGCAGATGTTAAAGGAGAAATAATAGTTAAACGTATAAGTTGGAATGATGTTAAAAAAGAAGAAGATAAGTAGTAATTACATCATCAATTCTAATTGTAATTAATTAATCTATATTAGTATAGGGATAAATGTATAAATAATTAGATAATTAATTAGAAACCATCTTTCTTACCGTATAAGATGATTTTAATCTAATTACTATCACACTCTACAATACTAATTAACTGTAGAGTGTGATAACATTGTAGAGTTATATGAACATATCCTAAAAGGAGTATAGATAGATGAAAAAGAACTCTACAATGTCTGAAGAAAGTAAGGAAAAAATTAGATATACAAGATCACTAGATAAGTTAAAGATTATTAAGTTAGAAGAAGATAATAAAAAGTTATGGGAAATATGTAAGAATCAGAAAGATAAAATAAAAGAATTAGAAAGTAAAATATAAATTAAATTTATATATAGAGATATCTTTCACATCTTCTGTTTAATAATTAATTAATTCTATGAAAGAGTGTTTAAAAAATTCAAATGGATAAAACTATAATAGTTCCTTCCCCAAAAATATGGACACCTAGAGATTATCAGTTACCTTTCTTGAAAGCTATGGATGAAGGAAAGAAGAAAGCTGTATTAGTTTGGAATCGTAAATCTGGTAAAACTATCACACTTATAAATTTTGCAGTTTGGATGATGATGGAAAAACCAATGGTTATATATCATGTATTCCCAAAATATAGACAAGCTAAAGAAACAATTTGGGAATCATTAACAAATGATGGTATGAGTTATTTAGATTATTTCCCGCCTGAACTTATCAAAAGAAAAAACAATTCAGATTTACTAATAGAATTTATCAATGGTAGTATATATAAATTAATTGGATCAGATAATTTTGATACATTACGTGGACCTAATCCATATGTTGTAATATTAGATGAGTATGCAGAACAGTTTCCATTAGCTTATGATACAGTATTTGCTCCTATCTTACTATCCAATAAAGGTATTGTAGTATTTGCTTTCACACCAAAAGGAAAGAATCATGCATATAAAATGTATCAAAAAAATATAAATAATCCAGATTGGTTTGTGCAAAAATTAACTATTGATGATACACATACAGTTTCATCTGAAGATATAGAAATAGAACGTAGAGAAGGTAGGTTAGAAATGCACATTCAACAAGAATATTATTGTAGTTTTGAAGGTTCAGTTGATGGTTCATATTATATAAAACAAATATCTCAAGCAAGAACAGATAAAAGAATTACAAAAGTTCCATATGAAAGTTCTATTCCAGTTAATACATTCTGGGATTTAGGATATAATGATTATATGGCTATATGGTTTATACAACATATAGGTAAAGAAATTAGAGTTATAGATTATTATCAGAATAGACAAGAAGCATTTGAGCATTATGTTAAGATACTAAAAGAGAAACCATATGTATATAATGAACATTATCTACCACATGATGTTGCTGTTCATGAATTATCAGCAGGTGGTAAATCTAGGAAAGAAATTTTAGAAGGTTTAGGAATTAAACCAGTTGTTACAGTAGAAAGAGCTAGAAATAGAGAAGCAGTTATAGCTGGTATTGAAGCTATCCGAGGACTATTTAATAAACTTTGGTTTGATGAAGAAAAATGTGCAATGGGATTATCAGCACTAGAAGGTTATCATGCTGCCTTTGATGAAAAGAAAAATATAATTTTAGATAATCCAGTTCATGATTGGACAAGTAATGCTGCAGATGCATTCAGAACATTTGCTGTTGGTTATAAAGAAGTAGTTAAAATAGATAATACAGAAATATATAATATTATAAATAGTTATAGACCATCAGGTTTACCATTTTAAAGTATATGATGTAATTTAAGAATAAATAATAATATCTTAATATAATAGGAGATAATAATGACAATTAAAACTAAAGAAGAAATTAAAAACGAGTTCTTAAGTAAAGCAAAGAAAAGATTACAACGAGCTATTGAATCTGATTCAGATAATAGAAAAGAAGCATTAAATGACATTCAATTCTGTTTACCTGGTGCTAATCAATGGGATGAAGTAGAGTTACAAAAAAGAAATGCTGAAGGAAGACCATCACTTTCAATAAATTTATTACCTGCTTTTAAAGATCAACTTATTGGAGAACAGAGACATAATAAAATTAAAATTAAAGTTAAGCCAGTAGATAGTAAAGGAGATATTAATTTAGCAAATATAAGAGAAGGAATTATATATAATATTGAATATCTATCTAATGCAGAAGGAATTCAAGATCAAGCATTTGATATGGCAGTAACTTGTGGATATGGTGCATGGAGATATCTGACAAGATATACTAAAGAGAATCCTTTTATTCAAGAGATTTATATGGAACCAATTAACAATCCATTTGAAGTTTATTTTGATCCATCTAGTAAGTCAGTTAATTATGAAGATGCTAAATATTGTTTTATTATTGATAAAATGCCTAAGTCAGAATTTGAAGATAAATATAAAGATTATAATATTCCTACATCAGCAGTATTAGATACTTTAGGAGCTTCTGGATTATCAGATGAATATTGGTGTGATGATGAAACAGTAACAGTTGCTGAATATTTTATTAAAGAAGAAATTAAAAAGAAATTATGTTTAATGTCAGATGGTAGTATATTAGAGAAAGAAGAAGCATTACAAAAGATATCTGAGAATGAAGATTTAAGACAAACACAACAATCATTAATAATGGAAGCACAAATGAATTCTCAGATTAATGCACCACTAGATGAAATGGGAAATCCAATCCAAATTCAATCACCTAATGTTCCTATGATTCCTTCTTTATCAATAGATAAAGAAAGAGAAGTAGAAGAATATAAAATTGCTCATTATATAATTTCAGGAAATGATATTATTTCTGAATATAAAATTGAAGATGGAGAAGTTATACCTGAGAAATATTTTCCAGGATGTTATATTCCAATTGTTATGCTTCATGGTAAGATTATATATAAAGATGGAAAGAAGATGATTTATGGATTAATAAGAAATGCAAAAACTGCACAGAAGGAATTTAATTTTTGGCATACTTGTGCTGCTGAAACTATTGCATTAGCACCATTAGCACCATGGCAAGCAACAGCAACACAAATTAAAGGACATGAAAAACAATATGCTGAATCTAATAGAAGACTAACTCCAGTATTATTATATAATCATGATCCAAATGCAGCAACACCAATTCCAACAAGAATACAACCAGTTTCTCCACCAATAGGTATTTTTAGTGAAGTTCAAAATGCTAGAGATAATATTAAGTCAGCGATTGGTATGTTTAATGCAGATGTAGGAGATGAAGGTAGAGAATTAAGTGGAGTTGCAATAACAGCTAGACAAAAACCTGGAGATGTATCAACTTATATATTCTTTGATAATCTTAAGAAAGCAGTTGAATATAGTGGAAAAATATTAGTAGAAATGATTCCATTTATATATGATACTGAAAGAGATGCAAGATTACAAAATATTGATGATAGTGAACAATTCACACCAATTAATACTCCAGTTGGTGGAATAATTAATCAAGTTATGCAAAATCCTAAACAATATAGTGGGATTGATATAGATAGATTAAAGAAACAATATCAAAAAGAAGGACCTAATTCAATTTATAATGATATAAGTATTGGTAAATATGATGTTAGAGTTTCTACTGGTCCTTCATACACAACTCAGAGATTAGAAGCTGCTGATAACTTTATGAAATTTGCAACAGTATCTAATGCAATGAATCCAGTAGATAAATATTTCACTGTTAAGAATTTAGATTTTCCTGGTGCAGATGAATATTCAGAAGTATTAAAAAGAATGTTACCATCTGGACTAATTGAACCAAAACCTGGAGATAAACCACTACCACCTCCTCCACTACCTCCTCCTCCAAGTCCAGATGTTGTAGCAGAAGCACAAAAAGATAATGCATATGCACAGTTAGCATTATTAAGAGCAGAGGTTGAAAAGATTAAAATTCAAACCGAATTAATTAAATATGCTAAAGAATTAAGTGATACAAAGAATGAAGAAGATAATAAGATTAAAAATGTAGTTTTAGATATATTACAGAAATTACATTCAGCTCCAGGAACTCATCCTGCTGATGCTAATCTTGGTATATCACCATTACAAGTTCCATTTATTCCACTGAGACGATAGAAATACAAGAATAAATATATAATATAAGTAAAATAAAAATGGAGGTTCAAATGGTACCAGAAAAAGAGACCGTAGAATTAGATGAGGAATCGGTCACCCCATCACCAGAAGCCGATGAAGTTGTGGATCCGGCAACCACAGAAGAAGGTGAAGAGAAGGTTGAGGTTGAAGTTGAAGAAGTTGAAGAAAAACCAGTTGTAGCTAAAGAAGAAAAAGATTTAGGTCCAAAAGGAAGAGAAGAGGTAATAATTGCTAGAAAGAAGAGGCAAATAGCTGAAAAAGAAATAGAATATTTGAAAGGTCAACTTGAGGCTTATAAGAATATTAATCAATCTCCTCAATCTAAACCTCAACAATCTACACAGTTACAAGAACCACAAATAGAAAAGTTTGAAAGTTATGATGATTATGTTAAGGCAGTTAGATTATTTGATAGGAATCTAGCAAAACAAGAAGCAATAGAAGAATTTAAACAGCAACAATTTATACAGCAAGAAAGAGAAACTACTTCTAAATTTCAAGAAAGTATTAAAAAGATTAAACAAGAGATTCCTGATTTAGATGATGCATTTAATTCTTTTAAGAATTATCCAGCAACACCAGCATCTATATCTATGGCAAATATTATTGTTTCTAAAGGTGAAGCTGGAGTAAGAATGGCACATTATTTAGGAACTAATCCAGAAGAAGCAGAAAGACTTATTTTTATGGATCCGTTACAAGCAGTATATGAATTAAGAGAAATTGAAAATAAAGTTAATTCAAGGATTAAGTCTAAGCCGTTAGTTAAGAAGATTAGTAATGCACCTGAACCAATTAAGACAGTTAATACTAGAGGATCAGTTTTTGTAGATGAAGATAAACAATCAGATTCAGAGTGGATTAGGGATAGAAATAAAAAAGCAAGTAATTAATTTAATAGTAAATTCAAATCCGTAGTAGACGGTCGGATCGTCTCCTTTATAGAAGGTATCTATAATAACCGTGATAGTGTGGTGTCGGTAACCATAAGGATTAAGAGAATTAAAATATTTAAAAAACTTAAGGAGACTATACAATGGCATACACATTATTAACACCACAAACTATTACAAGAGAGCAACAAAGAGTATTATTTAATAAGTTAAAATTTTTAAAATCTGTAAATAGACAGTTTGATAAACAGTTTGGAGAAATGGGAGCAACTACAGATGGAAAAAAAGGACCAACTCTATATATTAGAATGCCTAATAATTTTTTAGTTGGATCTGGCGGATCTATTACTGAATCTTCTATGACAGAAACTTCTATTCCTATTACTGTAAGTACCCAAAAACATGTTGTACTACCATATTTCACAGCAGTTGATTTTGCTCTAACTATAGATGATTTCTCAAAAAGATATTTAGATCCAGCAGCAAAAGTATTAGTATCTAATGTTGAGAATGATGCACTTTCAATGACTAAGGATGTTTATAATTTTGTAGGAACACCGGGAGCATTATTTGCAGATAATAAACCATTATTAGATGCAAAAGTTGTATTAGATCAAACATTAACACCTGAAGAAGATAGATATGCAATTTGTAGTTCAAGTGCTTTAAGTGGATTAGCTTATGGAATGAGATCAACACATAATCCTCAATCTGCAATTGCTCAAATGTTTGTAGATTCATATGAAGGAAAGATTGCAAACTTCCACACTCTTCAATCAGAATTAATAATTAGTATTACAAATGGTACACATACAGCAACAGACGGACAGTCAGCTGTATATGGTGGTGCACAGTCAGGAGCATCATTAGTAGTTCAAATTAATTCTGATAATGCTACTACAGTTAAGAAGGGTGAAGTATTTACAGTAGCTTTAGTTAATGCAATAAATCAAGACACTAAAATTTCAAATGGTACATTACAGAAATTTGTTGTTACTTCTGATGCAACATGTGATTCTACTGGTGTTGTAACATTAGCAATTAGTCCATCAATAGTATTAACTGGTGCAAAACAAAATGTTACAGCAGGACCTGGACATGGTGCTGCAATTGTTTGGAAGACTGGTGCTGCAAGTACTGGTTATCTAAATAACATTACATACCATAAAGATGCATTCGTATTTGCAACTACTAACTTAGCACTACCAGCAAGTATGGAATGGGCAAAGGCAGCAAAAGATGAGAATTTATCAATTAGAATGGAACAGGGATATGATATTACTAATGATAAATTCATCAGTAGATTAGATGTTCTTTATGGTTATGTAACAGTAAGACCACAATTAGCTTGCAGAATCACAATCTAATTAAGTAGTTATCTTAATTTTAAAGGTGTAGGTGTAAAAGCCTACACCTTTTTTAAACATAATGGAGAAATTATGAAAAGTAAACTAGAAAATATTAAAGTTCCAGAATTAAAATTAATTCCTTCTATAAAAAAGATATCTTTAATTAAAACTAAACAACCTTCTAAGAAATTAGATGATAGTATGTCTGATTCAGATTGGATTAAAAATAGAAATGAGATTAAACCAGCTGAAATAACAATGATTAAAATAATTAAAAAATTTGATATTAAAAAAGAAAAAGATATTGAAGATGAATTAGATATTGAAGATAAGATGGATGATTCAACTTGGATTAAAAAAAGAAATAAAATGATTAAGAAAAGAGGTTAATAATGGAACCACTTATTGAATATCCTAGATGTATATATCATAGATTTGAAAAGGAGAAATTAGTTTATAATATTGATGAATTTTATAAGAATTTAGAGAATGGATGGGATACAAAACCTTTCATTGATAATAGTGTATCAGAATTACAATTTTATAAAGATAGATGTAAAGAATTAGAAGATGAAGTAAAAAATCTAAAAGATCATATTTTCAATAATCCAGAAAATACATTAGTTCCACTAATTATAGATGAAGTAGATCGTACAAGTGAATTAAAATGTAAAGAATGTGATTTTATCGCTAAAAATAATGTAGGTCTTATAGCTCATAAAAGAAAACATTTAGATAAAAAATAATGTCATATAAGGAGTAAATATAAATATGGCTGCAAATATAAAAAGTTTAATAGTAGATGCACAAAGTTCAGGATTCACAGTATATGCATTGATTAGACGTGAATCAGATCAAAACTTTCTAGATAATTCAACTGGTTTCTTCGCTTTAACTCCTTCAAGTTATTATATTTCAATGACAGAAGATACTATTCTTCGAGGGAGATATCAGTTAATTGAAAGTAGATCAGTTTGGATTAATGGAGAATATACTATCCGTGCATATCGTCAAGTTGGTGGATCTCCTAATCCATCTGCTGATACAGGATTATCTACAGATTCTTTTTGGATTAGTGGAGATACTATTGCAGAACTTGAATCTCCTATTACATCATTTAATCCAGTAGTTGTTGAAGCACCCCCTGCTATTGTAACTTATAATGTTCAAGATCTTATTAATACTTCATTCAGACTAATTGGAGTAATTGGACCTGGAACTACTACTGCTACAAGTATGGATTTAAGTAAAGCTTTAACAACTCTTAATATGATGATAGATTCTTGGTCAGCAGACGGATTAGCAACTAGAGCATATATTCCAGAAGGTTTTATATTACCATCTAATGTAAGTTCAGTTACAATAGGAATTGGACAAACATTCAATACAACTACACCAATCGAAATTATAAGTGCATTTTATAGAGATTTAAATAATAATGATTTCCCTATTGAAGTAATAGATAGATTAAAATATGATATGTATTCAGATAAAATTACTACACCTGGTCATCCACAATCCATCTCTTTTGATCCTGGACTTACTCAACAATCAATAAATATTGGAACTATCTTTATCTATCCTAAAACAGACTCAAATACTTATACTCTATATATCCAATCATTAAAAAATCTTAGTGCATTTAATAATCTTTCAGATCCTGTAACATTCCCACCACATTATATTAGAGCACTTGTATATAATTTAGCAATTGAATTATCTTTAATATATCCAGGATTACCACCTAATATAGGATTAGAAAAGATAGCTTATGATTCATTACAAATAGTAGAAAGAAGAAATGGTAAAATATTAACTATGTTTACAGATCTTCCAGTTTCTTCTGGCGGATATAATATTTATAGTGATAGTTTTGGGAGCTAATTAATAATGAAATTTCCTTTCCTAGATGATAATTTTAGTCCAAGATCTCCAAATGTATCATTATCAACAACAGTAAATTTATATTCTGAACTTAATCCTCCAAATTCAAAAAATTCAATAACTCTTTATCCACGTCCTGGTCTTAACTTAGAGACAACTTTACCTGGTATAAGTAGAGGATTTTATGTATTCAATAATCTTCAATATCATGTTATTGGAAATCAAATCTATACTTATGATGGTACAACTGTAGTTAATATTTCAGACTTATATAATTTTCCTAATTTAGATTCTTCAGAAGGTAGAGTTCAATTTACTGATAATGGATTAACTCCTACTGGTGGAAATCAAATTCTATTTACAGATAGCACTAATGCATATGTATTGAATGTTGTAACTAATGTTTATACAACTGTGAATGGTGATGGATCTGGTGCAATTATAACACCTACAGTAGTAAATGGAGTTATAACTTCTCTAGAAATAATTGAAAAAGGATTTGATTATTCTTCAGCAACATTATCAATTATAGGTGGTAATCCAACATCAGATGCTACTGCTACTCTAGTATTAAGTGATGCAAAAATATTAGATATTAATATAATTAAAACTGGTAGTGGATATTTTTATCCACCTACTGTTACTATATCTGCACCAGGTGGAGGTGGTACTACTGCTGCTGCAATTATAACACAATCACAGATATTAGATACAGCAATCGCTGGAGTTACAATTACTAATCCTGGTTCAGGTTATACACCAGATAATCCTCCTACTATTACAGTGTCTGCACCTACATCAGCAGATGGTGTTACTGCTGTATTATCTGCTGTATTAGATGGTCAAACAATTTCAAGTATTTCAGGATTAGTTGGTGGAACAGGATATGGAACTCCTTCATTAATAAAATTATTAAAAGAAGGTGGAATAGGAGCATCAGCAGAAGCTACTATGTCTCGTGGTAGTTTAGATACTGTATCATTAACTTTAGATCCATATGTAGGATATTCTAGCCAACCATTTATTAATATTATTGGCGGAGGCGGAACAGGAGCATTAGTCTCAGCATCAGTATATCCACCAAAGGAAAAAGCAACAGCTACTTGTACAGTAACTGGTGGAGTTATACAAAATACTATAGCATTAACAAATAATGGAGAAGATTATAATATACCTCCTATTATAAGTTTTTATGATTCAGGAAATACAGATGCAGGAACAGGAGCAGTTGGTGTTCCAATATTATCTGGTATTGTAAAATCAGCAACTAGAGTAAGTGGTGGATTATATTTTAAATTTGAAGCAGGTGGATACGTTCTTCCAACTATTTCATTTGTTGGTGAATGTACTAGACCGGCTACTGGTCATGTAATATGGGGAGCTAAAAATGAACAAGGTAATGTAAGCGCTGAAAGTATTGTTATTGATGATCAAGGAGCAGGATACACGAAAAACCCTCAAATTATATTTTCTATTCCGCCGAAGGGATCTGTTAAATCAACATCTCCAATAAGTGCTAGACAGCACGGTACTGTACCTGCTGATCCTGCTTATTTCTATACTAATTTAGGATATACACTTACTAGTATTGATGTTACTAATGGCGGTACAGGATATACAGCAAATACAAATGTAATGATTGAATCAAGAATTTCAAGTATAGATGTTTCACAAGGTGGAGATGGATATACATCAGAACCAACTATAGATATTTCAGGTGTGATATCTAGAATTAAAATTACTAATGGTGGATCTTCACTTTCATCTACTCCAAATATTAAAATTACTGGAGGAAGATCTACAGAAGGAAGAGATGCTACTGCTACTGCTACTATATCAGGTGGAATTCTTGTTAAAGTTACTATTACTGATACAGGTTCAGGATATGATGGAACATCAACAATAAATGTATCATTCACCCCACCATCAACTATCACAACAACCACATATGTAAGTAAAGCTACTACTACATCAACTCTTACACAAAGTATTAATTATATAACAATGATAGATGGTGGAGATGGTCATTATAATAATCCTCCAATAATTACAATCTCAGATGGAACAAATGGTGGAACTGGAGCAACTGCAATCTCTTATGTAAATAATGGATTAGTAACTTCATGTGATGTTATAGAATCAGGAGAAAAGTATGTAAATCCTGTTATTACATTTGGTAAAGGAGATGGATTCTCACCTAATACTGGACAATGTGGTTCTGTTACATTTATTAATGGTCTTGGTGTTATTAGTGCAGGATCAACAAGTTCTCAATGGCAAAGTTCAGGATTATCTGACTTCACACAATGGTATAGTTTAGATCAAGGTAATAAATTTATATCAAGCGATCAATTAATGAAAGTATATAATAATAATGGATGGTTATGGCTATTAGGTAAGACAACTTCTGAAGTATGGCAAAATACAGGAGCAGGAAATCCACCATTCAGTTGGTCAGCTTCTTTTGATTTCGGAATTGCTTCACAAAATACTCTTTGTAAAGGTAATAATACTTTATATTGGCTTGCTACACAAAATAATAATAGTTATGGAGAACTATTTGGAATTGTTATGTCTACAGGATCAGGTGCATCACTTATTTCTACTTCAGATATTAATTATGAAATACAACAGATGAGTAGAATAGATGATTCATTTGCATATTTCTATACAGATTCTGGACATAGTTTTTATGTAATAACATTTCCTACTGGAGATAGAACCTATGTATATGATGTAAACACTGAAAAATGGCATAGAAGATCTAGATATATGGGAGATTTATATACATATGGTAGAGAATTAGTTGATAATTATGGATATTATAAAAATAAACATTATGTAACAGATTATTCAAATGGAAATGTATATACATTCTCAACTTTAAAATATACAGATAATGGATCTCCTATACCAAAATTACGTGTAGGTTCTCCTATTTTTGACATTCAAAGTATGAATTTAGTTAGACATAATAAATTAGTATTTGATGTTCAATTAGGAACTGGTGGTATAAATACTATTGCTAGTGCTACTTGTATAATAGCAAGTGGTATAGTTCAAGAACCAATTACAATTACATATAGCGGATCAGGATATTCAGTTGCACCAAATATTATATTTGCCGGTGGTGGAGGACAAGGAGCAACAGGATTTTCAACAATTGATTCAAATGGATATGTAAATGCAATTTATCTTACTAATCCTGGTTCTGGATATTTAACTAATCCAACTATTATAATTTCTGGCGGTTCTAATAATCCACAAGCTATTTTAAGTTTTACAGATGATAATGGTTATACATGGTCAGAAGGATATAATTTAGAATTAGGTAGTATAGGAACTACATTACAACAAATGGTTATTTATAGTCTTGGAATGTCTCGTAATAGAACTTATCGTTTAGGCACAGTTGATCCTATTTTATTTGTAATAACTAATGCTTTTATTGAAGCAGAAAAAGGTACAAGATAATGGCACCTTCTAAACTACCTTTACATGAAGCTTTAGTGGATCCAAAAACTGGTAAAGTTAATATTGGTTCTGCATGGTCTAACATATTATCTTCAGCTTCATCTAGTTCTAATGAATCAGAAATACAAACTATTGTATCTAGAACTATTGCAACATCTATAACTATTATAGGAGATAATGCAATTACAAGTTCTAATATTCAAGAAGCATCAATTGAAGGAATTAATATAGCTAATGCAACAATAAAAGGAATAAATATTAAAAATGCAACAATAACTGGAGATAATATTGATGAAGCAACAATTGAAGGAATTAATATAGCTAATGCAACAATAACAGGTGCAAATATTGAAAATGCAACAATAACTGGAGATAATATTGTTTCTGGTACTATTACAGCAACTCAAATTGAAGATGCAAGTATTACAGGTATTAAAATAGCTAATGCAACAATAACAGGTGCAAATATAGAATTATCAACTATTGTAGGTGGTAATATAGCTAATGGTACAATTGAAAGCGGTAATATTGCATCACAAACAATTCAAGCTGGTAATATAGAAAATTTAACAATTACTGCATCACAAATAGCTCATTTAACAATTACTGGCGGAGCAGATGGAACTGATAGTAATATTGCTACACATACAATTTCAAATGATAATATTGTAGCACATACTATAACAGCATTAGAAATAGCTGCTCAAACAATTACTGCTAATGAAATTGCAGCAAATACAATTACTGCATCACAAATATTAGCTAATACAATTACTGCTAATGAAATTGAAGCAAATACTATAACAGCAGAATCAGGAATAATTGCAAGTATATCTGCTGATACTATTACAGTTGGATCATTAAGGGGTATTAATTTACAAGCAGGTACATACATGACTAAAGGTAGTTATTTAACTAGTGATTCTACTAGTGGAGATACTATTTTACATATTAATAATACTACAGATTTTCCTGCAAGCGGATCTGGACAAATTATAGATACAACTAATGATAGAGATACTTTTACTTATACTGGAACAACTTCTAATACATTAACTGGATGTAGTGGTGTATTAACACATAATAATGGAGCAGTAGTTGTTCCTTTAATAAAAAATATGGTTATTAATAAATCAATAAATGAAATGAGATTCTTTGGAAATCGTGGAGATTCAACTATTGAAGAATTGGCAAGTATTGGATTATTAGAAAATAGTGGTGATATATATATTGGACTTTTTGGATCTACAACTTCTTCAATAATAGGTTTATCTGGAAGAAGTAATACTAATTATGGAATTACTGCATCTAGTGAAACTGCAGCA